CCAGCCGCACCGCCGCCATACGGGACGATTTTCAGGGTATTGGTAGTCGTCCAGTCGGTGGTATCAGCGGGGACCCAGCGGAACTTGATGGTCTTCTTTTTATAGTCTACGGATTCAATGCACATCGGGGTGACATAGTTCGTGCCAGACTTAGTGTACTGCACGTTGACCATCAGTCCTGCCAGCTTACGGGCATCATCCGCAGTGATGGTAGCCGCAGTGGTCATCTCACGATTCGCCGCGTCGAAATTAGCGGAAGCCACGATCTGAGCCACAGTGCCATAGATATAGCTCTGGGTCCGGAAGATCATAGCGTTCGTGGATTCAAAAAACTTGACACGATAAATTGTGCCAAGTTCGTACTTTTCAATTTTGCTCTTGTCCTGGTACTTGGCCACATCAACCCAGTTCGGATCATTGGTCAGATCATAGTAAACATCCGGATGCATGATGCCGTGGTAAAAACCATCCGGGAACGGCTTAACGTTGTTCCGGCGCAGAGTGCGGACTACCTTCTTGATGTCCGCATAGGTAACGACATCAGAGGAAGTGATCGTGCCGCGGCTGGTATTGCTGCCAGCATACTGCACGTTCAGACCGGCATTAAGCGCGTTGCGGCTGATGGTATCAAGAGACAGTGCTGCCTGATCAGCCAGAAGCTGAGAGGCTTCACGATGCTTGTTGCCAAGCAGGTAGAAGTTAAACTCGTCGGTCACTTCGATATGGCCGCCGTAAGGCTTGACCATCGCCGTAAAAGCGGTTTCCTGCATGATCTGTCCGTCAGGAGTTACGCCTTCTACGAGCGGCTCAGTGATCGGCAGGAGAGGAGTGATCCGGCGGAACTGCACGGTCTTGCCGTTGTTCAGCGGAAGAGTGCGTTTCTGCGCGTCCCGGTTGTGGACCATCTCAGGAATCATGTTCGGGAGTACAGCGCGATCATAATACTGAATAACGGAAGGCGCTACTCCAGGGGAATACGTATAGTTAAGGTTATCGAAAACTGCCATTTATTTCTCCTTATCCGGCGTTATAGATTTTGCCGGCAGCAAGGTTCTCCTGCAGTTTCTGGAACTGTGCATCTGTCATGTTCGCGATTGTGGTAGGCGTTAGGCTCGCGCCATTGGCCGACCGGATTGTCATAGGCATCTGTTTTCCGCTCATCGCATCTGCGACGTCGTAAAAGTCCCACTCACCTGAGAGAACTTTCTGCTGCACTTCAGGGTTCCCATTAAACGTCTGCATGACGTCTACTCCCCTGCTGGCTTTAATCTTTTCAGCCTGTCGTGCAAGTATGTCTGCCTGGGCTTTCGCCACAGGGTCTAATTGCTGTTGCTGCTGCTTTGGAGCAAAACGTCCCTGTTCATCCCTGGGAGCTGCTTCAGGCTCTGCACGTTTGACAGCGGAAACGTTGCCTCCCTTGAGTCTCACATATTCCAGGGCAATCTCTTTGGTTTTGAATTCACCTGACGCCACAAGATCCTCGGCCTGACGTTCCATCATGCTTTCACGGATAGGACTCAGTGTCTGCTCGAACTGTGCAGTCATGCGCTCTTCAGTTTCGCGCACGGCACGAGCGACTGCTTTATCGATACGGGACCGGATCCATCCTGGCTCTTTTGGTGCAGGTTCTTCCGTAATTTCAGAGATTGAAGATACAGGTTCTTCCTCCGGCTGAACGGGATTTAATGCCGCGTCGTCAAGCACGTTCTCGTTCGGGGTATTTACGACCGCTTCAGTTTCCATAAAGGTATTTCTCCTTTCATCCATCCGTGAAAACGCGGACAGGTGCTATATATAGAAAAACGCCAATGCTCATCACATTGACGATTCTCTCGCTAGTATGCTCTGGCGCGCATTCTGCACCGCAGAGCTCATCGGGATCTGAGGTCCGCCGCCATTGGCCTGCTGACTTGTAAAGCCGCCACCCCTGGCTGCGCCTACATTTGCAAGCGCATTTGTCGCCTGCATGGATGTCGTTTTAAGGTTCGTGTTCTCTTTCTGCAGCTGCTGGATCTGTTCTGCCATCTGTTCATTCTGCTGCTGAAGCTGCATCATCATTTCCTGCTGACGTTCATTCTCCTCAATGATCGGCAGCAGCCGGTCCTTGCCGTCAATGTTCATCAAGCGGAACAATGCAGAAAGCGGGAAGTACTGCTGGGCCTGAGCCGCCATGGTGTAGGCCTGCATATACATCTCGTTCATGGCATCTACCCGTGCCGGGTTCCTACGGTCCACCTCAACCTGGACCGTGTAAGGCGGAGGCATGACGCCTTCCTTGACTTTCTTGTACTCGCTGCCGAAAAAGTTCTTGACGTTCAGATTAATCTTCCGTCTGTCGCCAGTAGGCCCGGCAATCAGGACCATGCGGTCCTTGTCGTAGAACTGCGCCATCAGCCAGATCACATGATGGCAGATTTCCTGGAAGCCCTCATTCAGCGTTACCATTCGCATGTTGGCAATCTTATTACCGGCCTCCTGCAATGCCAGGATAGCCTTGCCGGAGACAATGCCGCCGGCACTCTCGCCACGGCTGAACTGGTTCATGCCTGAATCGTTCTTAAGGTCCCCTTCCATCTGGATCATCTGCTGGACAATCATGTTATTCAGCGGTGCATGCTGGAGCCATGCCCAGTCCTCACCGTTCACGATCCTGTCACCTTCAATCATGTCCTGGCTCCAGTCTGCAAGCGCTTCCCGATCTATCCCGGAATTCCGTCTGACAAGCATCCTGGCCTTGGAACTCATGCGCAGGTTCGTGTCGATATATTTTGCGTACTTGTTGATGTACCGCTGCATATTGATCAGCTCCACGATCAGACCGTCTCCTACCGGCTGGCCTTCAATCGTAGAATGCACATCCAACACGAACGGGTACATCCCATGGATGTACACGTCTTTCTTCTGCGCCAGCAGTGCATGCCCTGCGACATACGCCACGTTAATCGTATATCGTTTCCTTGACGCGTTATATTCCCGATACCAGTATTCAAAAAGAGCGGCCCGATCTTCGTCCTGGCCGCTCATATCCTGTTGTGTTTCCGGATCGCCTACCCGGTTATACTGGCCTTCATCACCCTGCACGTATTTCCCGGTATCCGGATAGTGGTCCCGGTACCAGCTGAGCGGGTGCCAGCTGACCTTAATAACAGCCCTGGAATCCTGCAGGTTCTCCGCCTGCGGGTCCCACAGGAAAGCCTCGACAGGCCACCGAAAGACGGCGATGTCGCCCTTGCCCAGGTTCATGTCCGGGTCCCAGCAGACCTGTGTGATCGCTGTGCCAGTTTCGTAAAAATCCTCTGACCTGCGCCTGTGCAGCTTCTCGTACTTGTTCACCTGGAACAGCACGTACTGCACCGCATCCTGCATGTCCATCGCGTACTGCTCAAGCTCCGGCGTTTCCGGAAGCAGTTTCGCGTTTGGGATATTCTGCATCTGATCCGCCACGCAGTTATTGAACGTGCTCTTCAGCGTATGCAGCTGGAGCGTCTTCTCGTGCTCAGGCGTCCCGTCCGGATCCTGTCCGGGATCCCGCATCCGCACAATCTCCCGCGCCATTCTGGCATTTTCGTGATACTCTCTGTCGGCATTCTCGAAAATGTCCACGCGGCTGTAGACCAGATCCACAAGCTCTTTCTCTTCCTCGTCAAGCTCCTGTATGTCTACAAAGATTTCTTTATCGTTCACCGTATCCTCCCTGGATGTATGGATCCCATGTCTTCGGTCTTCTTGTTCGTGTTTCTTTCGCAATCAGCGGAGTGTCCATGAACCGGTACCGGCTCGCGTCATAGTCGTGGTCCTCTGCATCGGTATCGATGTCCTCCGGTTTCTTTTCGCTGTACGGCAGGTTCGGGACCGTCCTGAGCCAGTCCGTGCAGGTCTTGAAGATATAGACCATAGGACGTCCGTCTTCCCGGAACCGCAGGCGCTCGTGGAACTGCATCAGTCCCGCCAGCCGCGTATTGTCTGCTTTCGAAAACAGCACGCCCTTCATCCCGTTCTCCGGACGCATCTGATCCGCGACGGAATCGCCCCTGCTCTTGTCGAAAATCGCCGGATCTGCTATCCGGTCAATGTGCAGGTTATTCCGCGCTTCCTCTTCCTCGCGCTCGATGATTCCTTCAGCAATCTGCCTGGGTGTCAGCTCAAGCCCTACATTCGCCTGGCGTGGTCTGCACCCGTACCACTCACGATACAGGTACAGCCGCCCTTCCGTATCTGTCGCCCACCACTGGCATGCAAACGGCCTGCTGTACCCATGGTCAAATGAAAAGCTCCTCGGCCACCACAGCGGAATCTCAAACGGCTCGATCACGTGCGTATGGATCCGGTCCTCGTAATGGTCCGGATCGTTTACAAACTCCGTAAAGACCTGGCCTTCAAAACTGTCCCAGTCACCATTCAGCAGCGCTCTTCTCAGTGCTTCCGGTTTCTGCTCCAGCTGAAATACATAGTCATCCGTGATGTACGGGTTCTCCATCGCTAAGGACGGAATGTACTGCGTCGTGATCGTCCGCCACTTATGCAGCGTCTCCGAAAATACTCTCTGCTTCTGCAGGCTCATGTACGGCCCGGCATCGACAAACAGTTTCTTCACCCATCCGTGTCCGATGTTCCCCGGGTTGCTCGCGCTCCGCACTATAGGCGTTACGCCCAGCGCCTTCTTAGCTCTAAGTCTCGTTTTGATAAAATCGTAAATAACCTGCTCAAATGCGGTCAGCTCGTCAAAATACAAGAACTGTATCTCAATGCCTGAGTAGTTGAATCTGTCCTCCGCGTGGTTGCAGTGCCGGAACAGAATCTTGCTCCCGTTCGTTAATGTAAATTCGTATTTGCTTGCGTTGTATTTCGCAATCTCTTTCGGATAGCTCGCCAGCGCTTCTTTGATGTCCGTGTCCTCAAGCTCGCGGAACGTTCTCCGGAAAATAGCCGATGTAGTTCCAGGCCACTGCAGACACCTGAACAGCGCGTCCATGATCAGCGCTTTCGTCTTGCCGCCGCCGGCAGCTCCCCCAAACAGAATCTCGTTCGCAGTAGACCCGTGAAACATCGCCTGCTTTTTCGTCGGTTTATACGCTATTGTAATCATATATTAATTTTAAAATTTGCCCTGGGAGGGGTTCTGGATAGGGGAGTAGAGGTCTAGGGCTACGGCCGCGCCAGGCGCGGGACTCCCAACCACGAAACCTGCCCCCCGGGGTCCGCGGCACCCCCCTATACCCCCAGGGCCCGGGTGCCCCTTCCGGCTGGCTCCCTTTATTTTCGGGGCGTCGTCGGGGCAGCTCCTCAGCGGAGGAGCACCAAATAATTCGGGCCGAATCCTGTGGCAGGGGTTGCAGTCCCCTGATCGGTCAGCATTCTTCAGGGGCTGGCAAGAACTCGGTCATCTCTCCGGTCATCTCTTCCACATCTTCAGGTTCCGGAATGCCCAAAGTAGGCATTCCTTCTATCCTGATCACTGTTTCCTTCTGGGCATCGTCGCCCATGATCTGCGGACCAAATCTGGTCAGCACATCTCGCGCCGCTCCCTGAGCAATCCACTCGTTGTCCGAATCCATCTGCCTTTCTAAGGTAGCTACGCCCTTCCCGAATAGCGGAAGGATGATCTCTCTCATGATAGCTCTGTAGCACTCCTGACATTTCGGATCCTGCATCCAGGAACGCAGCTTGCGCCGGTTCCGGTCCATCCGGTTCTTGCGCCCTCTTTCATCCTCATCCACTGGAATGGGGCCGAAAATGGCTGTGTCCTGGATCACCTCAACCTCTGGTTTGCCCATGGCGAGCGCTCGCATTGCGGCTACCTGTTTGATATTGCAGCCGAATGTCGATCCCTTTGAAATCTTAGCCATCGTCGCACCCACCCCGGACCTATGAAAAGTGTGCGACCGGAGCACTCACGCTCAGGCCGCACCAATTTATCGGAAGCTAAAAAAGTCTTACTATTGTCAAGGAATAGACCTTGACACAACGTCCTGTTGAAATTACAGTTAAAAGCAAATAAAAGAGGGCAGAGGTGACAAATCTCTGCCCGAAAATAGGAGGAAAAACAGTGACGAAAGAGTACCGTCAAATGGTAGGGGAGATCATCCGATACCATCGAATCATGCTTGGCATGACACAGGAACAGCTTGGTCAAGCATGCCTCTATCCCAAAGGAATAGCGGCCCAAACTGTCGGATACTGGGAGGCAGGCCAGCGCTCTCCGCACATCGACGACGTGCGCCCCCTGATGAGAACGTTGCATATCCGCC